ACAGCGCGACGGGTGTTTGCAACCGCAGCAGCAGTTGAACTGTTCTGACCGAGTGGGAGGCGGGTAGATACGATGATATTGACGTTGCCGTACTTACCAACAGGTTTAACCGTATAGAAAGTAGTATCGCGGATTTCATTGTTATCACCAGCTTTTGCATCAGCAAGAGCATTGATGTACCATTGAATCTTACCAGTGGAATCACGTTTCAGATCAACATACTGGAACTGATGGATGTAGAGGTCAAACTCCTCACCATCGAGCGGTTGAATCGTTGGGTAAGTACCCGTTGCGAGTTCAACTGCCGCATCAATAAGGTCAAGCGTAAACGTATCCGTCGAGGTAAGGGCTTCGTCCGTAGCGCGGCCACCTGCACGAATAATACGATTCGTGGAAGGAGCGCGCGTTGCGTTCAAACCTTGTACAAAAGAACGGTTCGTGCCAGCGTATGCCGTTGTATCAACCGTGATTGAGGTGGTGTTAATACCGCAAGCTTGGTTGAAGAACGACGCATCCAAACGTGAACGGTGGAAGTTTTTAATCATCTCACGCGAACGTTGCTCGAAAGGAACAACAGTACGTTGTTGCTCAATCGTGCTTGTGTTTGGATTGTTTACGCCGTGACGGAAAACGTTAAACACCATCGAATCCGTGTTGATGTTCAGCGCTTCTTCAGAGCCAACCAGCGTACCGCCCTCACCCGTACCGATACCCGTCAGGATACCCGTATAAGTGAACGTAACAGAATCACCGGGAGCCGAACCATCAAGTTCAGCAGCTTTGAAGATTGTGCCGCGTGTGAATGCGCGACCAAAGGAAGTAGATTTATAAATGTCAAACCAGTCGTCTTTTGACCACTTTTTGACTGTGGCGCTATTGTTAGTTGTCATCGTTGTGATAGACATGAGAAGCCTCATCTTTATTGTTAATAAATGCCTTGCGGCGTTTATTACTCCCAAAGAATCAGCCTATTAGAGCGAGCGACCGCCTGTGGTTTATAGAGTCACGACCTCTTGGCGGGTAGTAAGTATTGACGGACTACTGCGCTGTTTAATGTGTTCGCGTCCCACCGTCCGGCCAATTACACCTGTAATCGTACCAAAACAAAATCTAATTGCAATAGTCTTAGTGAAACATCAACAAAAGGATGATTACGACCAATAATACAGCTATCAATTCCATATTATTGGTTTCTTCTTAACGCTGCTATTTGAGCAAGAGTCATCTCAGCGTATTCCTCGTCCGTAACCTCACCCATCTTTCCAGCGTTGGATTTAGCCCCTGCCAAAGTAACGGTTTTAGTTTGATTCCTTTTCAGGGTTTCAAAGCTTACCTTTTCTTTAGGAGGAGTAACGGGACTCGGTTGGAAGCCAATCTCTTCTGCCAGAGATTTAATATATCTCCCCGGGTTCATTCCCGTTTGACGAGCGGTCAAAAGCGCAGCGTATTCCTCTTGAAGAATTTTGGCGTTTAGTTCTTCTTGAGTAATGTACGGAGTTTCTTGCTTAATTGCTTGAGCCAGTTTTTGACGGAGGAAGTTTTTTGCTTCTTCGTATTGTGGATTATCCTTGGCATATAATTGCTCCTTTTGTTGTTGTCCGGTAATAATCTCCCTAAGTTCAGACTTAGCGCGTTCTTGTTTGAAGCTTTCTTTCACTTCATAAAGTTCAGCGTCGGTCTTTTGCTTATGCCACAGCGCCCAAGCTTTAGGGTCAACATCAAAGTCCGGCTCTGGGTCAGGTTGCTTCTGTTCCTGTACTTGTGCAGGCTGTTGGAATTTACCCTCTACAAACCCCTGCACCCTAGCAAGCTGGTTTTGCATTTCTTTTAATTGGGTGTCTTTTTCTTTCAGCTTGATGCGATACTTAGCAAAGTCGCTGTTAGTTTTAGGCTCAGGCGGAAGATCATCATCAATATCGTCTACAGGCTCTACAGGAGCTTCAGGTGCTTCTGCTTCCTTCACAGCCTCGTTAGCAAGCTGTTCAATCTCGTCGTTGGTGATTTCTTCTTTTAAGTCTGTCATATGATGCTCTCTTTATGTTAAATTACTATTTGTACGCTTTCGGGTGGTCTAGTCGCTAGTTCTCGGTTTTCTAAGTCTTTTTGTTGGGCTTCGCTATGGGTTTTCATAGTTTTGGCCTGTACTTCAAACTTTTGTGCAGACCTTACATCCGCATCAACAGTTTTAAGTTTCGCCTCTGCTATATCTTTCGCAATAGCAGCCTTCTGAGCCTCAAGTAACAACATTTTACCCTCTTCTTCCATCGGATCAGGTGCTTGTTGTTGCGGTTGCATAATCTTGATAATCTCTTGAGTATCGGATTGTTTGATATTGAGATACTTAACCGCCACAGGCCATATATTGATGCCGTATTGCTGCTGATTCGTGGCCAAGTCTATCATTATCTTTTGTTGTTCTTCCCTTTGTGTCGGGGTTTCCGGCGACTCACCAATAAACACATCAAACTCTAGTGAAATGTCAGACTCTTTAAGTTGGAAAGACCCCTGATAACCGCTGTTTTTAGAGAATGGAACGATTCTGTCTGGGTTGTTTTCAGTTAAAATCTTGATGTAGGTGACCACTAAGCGAGCATTTTCCTTTTGATACATCGTCACCGAGTCAATCAAAGGTGCGAGGGTCATGGTTACTTGTTTAATCCGCTGAGCCTCGAGTACACCGGAAACTTGTTGATTGGTACTGCTAGCCAGAAACTCAGGATTAACCCCCACAACGTCCGGCATGGCAGAAAGGGACTGTGATAAAACACCATCATACCCATTAAGAGAAACTTGCCCTTGTGCTTTGGGTTGGATTTTGTTCCCCGACAGCGCACCGCGTTTAACTTTAATTGTTGACTTGGTCGAGGCGTATTCTTGCTCGAATTTAGACGCATCTAAAACAGCATCCTCTTCATACAACACCCCACCTTTGGAGTTAGAGGCGATGATATAGAGAAGTTCCGTAAAAGCTTTGTTTGCATAGCGTGCTGGTTCTTTAAGGGAAGCCACCATGCCAAACCATTTATTATTCCTGTCATCAAAGTCAGCGGTTTTATACTGTAACGTAAACCCAGTCTGGTGTGCTGAGCGCGTCCGTTTAATAATCTTATCACCGCTCGCAATGGTCGTGTAGTAAACCTTCTGCTGGCAGTCGATAAATTCAATCTCAATCCCCATTTTAGAAAGGGTTTTTTCAATCACTGATTTCTGTTTGGCATCCACCAAAAGAGTTTCAGATTTAGGGTCAAACTTGTTGTATTCTTCTTTTAAGTCTTCTTGTTTGGTGTTGTCTATCATGTTCTGTTTGATGAATGACAACGCCTGAAACACCTGATTAGCTTTTTCAGGATCAGTGATGGTATAAATCGGGTTGTTTATGCGGAAGTATTTTTCATAATGAGTGCATTGGTAGTAGGTGATAATCACAATGTTATCGTTTGACTCGTCGATTTCATATTGAATCGCGTTAGCAGTCCCACCATAAGGGTTATAAATCGGTTGCGACATTCTACCGTCATCGGCTTGTAAATCTTCATCAGTCAGGTCAAACAATACCTTCGCATCCTCTCTCGTAAACTTCTTCTCACGCCAGACGTATGTAGCATCCAAAAGGTTAGTAGCCCTCGCCAAGGGATCCCAGCCTGTTTCTAAAGGGTGAACCCGCTCCCATAGGATGTTGCCCTTGGGGTTGGTTACGTCTGAAACAGCAGTATCAATGCACCCATACCCACAAATAAGCATGTCTTTGTCTTGTTGGGTTTCCGCTACCGAGGCGTTGCCTATTTCTCTAAAGTAATCCGAGGATGTATTGAGTATTAAGGAACGAAGTTGTTGTTTCTGGCTATCAAGGTCTTTCGCTTGGTACTCCGGCTTTCTGCGGAGTTGAATCATAAAACCCAATACACCATTCACAAATGGTTTAATGCGGTTGAAGACCACCATTTTCTTTTGACCATCTGAAACCATCTGGCCAGTGTAGTAAGCCTTGTCCCCTGCGTAAAAGGCAAAGTCTTCATTGACAGCTTTATACTGAGCGGATAGCCCACGCTTGGATTTAGTCTTATCCTGCTTTATCTTTTCAGCTAATTGCTGGTCGGTGAGTTTATACATCTTGTGCCCTTGGGGTTGGCGAACGTCTAACTATAGCAAAATGGTTTTATGTTGAATAGAGTTTTATTTATATGTCCATCCAGCTCTCTTCTCGTGGCTCTCGGTGTTCTGCCATGAAGTCTTTTCTCTTGTGTTCGAGCATGGGGAAATAAGCATTACAGTCAAGTATTCGAGCGAGTACGTCTAGCATGTCATCATGCTTAGAAAAGGGGAATGTTTCGTATTCTTCTTTAATAAAGGTTTGGATCATTTCATTCGATTGGCCTTTGTTATCCACATAGATGTGGTTCATCGGTAGGTAAATGCGCTTCTGCTCGAATAACGGGATTAAACGGCGGATGCGGTCTTCTTTCTTCAACTGGCCGCCGACTTCGACTAAAGAGAATCTATACCCCTGTCTATCCTGTTCCTGTCTTATCCAATGGGTGTCGCTCATTAAGCCATATTTTTCGTAGACAACTTCTGGAGGTCTTCCACACAAGGCATTCCATTTCTTATGGGTGCGCATAACCATCTGCACCCGCTCTGTGGGGTTAAGCCTATCCCTAAACATCTCCAAAATGTAATAGTTGTTGTCCGGTGCGAGTCCGACCACAGCAACAGCGGTGTAGTCTGAGGTGCTTTTCTTCTCACCAGCAGGGTCAACAAGTATCCAAACATTACATTCCTCTGGTTGAATCCCATGTTGAGGGTTGTAGTACTGAATCCAACTAGAGTTAAACTCATTCCCCAATAAGGCAACGGGTCTTTGCTGATACAAAGCCATGAAGTCACGCTCACCAATGTTTAGGCGGATGTTGTTCAAAGCTTCAATGGGATACTGGCTAGGCCATAAAGCCTTCCCGTCATCATCTATCGCAGGCATGGAGAGGATATGCCAACCCTCATGGGACTTTTCGGAGATTAACCACCCCGCTAAGTCATCAATATGCCATCTCGTTTGAATGATAATCACCGCACCATCAGGCATTAAACGGGTGTAAGCAGTCGAGGTGTACCAATCCTTGATTTTCTTGCGGTATAACTCGCTCTCTGCGTCTTCTTTGTTCTTAATCGGGTCGTCAATCAGCAGAACGTGTGCACCCCGTCCGGTAATCGGCCCACCTACCCCCGATGCAAAATAAGCCCCGCCTTGTTCGGTGTGGAACCTCTTAATCGAAGAACTATCCTGCATAAGTCTAACTTTTGGGAATATGTTTTTATAGGACTCATCTGCCATGATGTTCCTAACCTTACGGCCAAAGTCATCCGAGAGTTCTTGAGAGTAGGACGTAGCGATAATATACTTGTCAGGGTTTCTGCCCAAATACCAAGCCGGAAAGAACTCCGATGTGAGGTGGCTCTTACCATGACGGGGTGGCATGAATATCATCAGGCGCTTAATCTTCCCCGATTCAACCCCTTCTAAGGCTTCGGCAAGTTTAAAGATATGCTCTGGTAATTGAATAGACGGGTTCATATACGCAGCAAAGCATCTTAGCTTTACATAAGCGGCTAATGCTCCGTCTTCGGTTTTCATTACTTGTCTTTATCGTAATTTATAAAAAGTGCGTTCAGGGCTGCGTCGCACTGCTCCTTTGAGCCTTCCAATAACTTATGGGCGTTGTAGTTGTTGTTTCTCACCGTTTCTTCGTAACCACGATTCTTCAAACGGGTCTTGCAATAAAAGATAATAGCCGTGGTGTCGTCGCTGTGTATCTGCTTAATAAGCTTACTCTCTACAAAATCACCTTGTCGGGCTTGAATAGCATCTACTTCCTCCCGATACCACTCATCATCCTTTAGCCATTCATAGTGGGTCTTGCGAGATATTTCAGCTTTATCAGCCGCAGAGCTTACAATACCTAGGGTTTCCTTTAGGCATTCTAGCATTTTCTTTTTATGTGTTACTGTGTAACGCTCTGTCATTGTTCTATTATACCTAATACCTATCATTAATCAATGGAGCGTGAGGGTTGGTATTGCGCCACCTAGTCTAAGAGGGTATCCTAAATCCTACTTTTTCTCACGCAGATACATTATGTATTTATGTTTTATTAATTCTTTGTTTTGCTTAGTTATGTTTGCTAGTTTTCTGGCATCACCTATTGTCCCATATTTAGCCGACACACTTCTTGCGTGAGTCATAACACCATTAACTACATAATAACCTGATTTACATACGGATTCACCCTCATATATCCAATTACCTGCTTTATAGATTACACCCTCATGCCCTTGGTTTGTTTTATCAGCATAACTAACAACCAGTACCAATCCGGGATTTTGTTTTTTCAATAAATTTAAGCATATGGATAATATCCTAGTTACTGGTGTTTTATGCTTGGTTAGAGCCACTCTTACTAACTCGCAGATTTCTATGCTGGTCAGCCCGTATTTATGACCTATATTGTTATTCGCACCCCTGCCAAATATAACCGCACCTATGAACTTATCATCTTCCCAAACTCCATACTTCACTAGTTTGCCACTGGGCATAGCTTTTGAGTAGTGCCAATTCATAACAGCATATCTAGCCGCATCATGGCCACAATTATCAATCTTTAATTTTACCTTTTCCATCAACTTCAAAATTATGGTTGCATACAGGGCAGTTAAGTTTGTGCCATTCTTTTTCGTCCAGTCTTGG